GCACCCAGCCCACCGCAGGGCCAACACAGAGCATTCTTCTTAAAGGACTTGTATCGTGATTAACTTCGGCGCAGTACCGGCGGGCGCAGTCCTGCCCATCATGTTCACGACTTACGCAGGTGCGACCGGCGCGAGCATCACGCTCACCGGCCTGGCCGTGACCGACATTGAGGTCTACAAAGGCACGTCGATGACGCAACGGGCCAGCGACGCCGGGTTTGCGCTGCTTGACACTGACGGCATCGACATCGACACGACGACGGGCCTGCACGGGTTCAGCATCGACACCGGAGACAACACCGACGCCAGTTTCTACGCGGCCGGTAGTTTCTACACCGTCGTCGTTAACGCCGTGACGGTGGACTCGCAGACGGTGGTGTTCATCGCCGCGACGTTTCGGCTCGTGGCTGCAGAGGCTGTCGCCGGCACGCCGAAGGCCGACACGTCGCACTTCGCAGGCACGGCCTACGCTACGGCTCTCGCGGCTGAAGTTGACGCCGTGTGGGACGAGCAAGTCGATGGCTCGGTCACTGCGCGCCAGTCGGTGCGGCTGGCGAACTCTGCTCTTGGTGGCAAGGCATCGGGCCTGGCGACGACGACGGCGGTTTACCGTGACCTGGCCGATACAAAGGACCGGATTACGGCGACGGTGGATGCCAACGGCAACCGCACTGCGGTCACACGCGACGTTACCTAAGCCATGTTCGCGGGGCGGTTCTTTGGTGCTCGCTACTTTGGCGGGCGCCACTTTGGCAAAGCTGGGCTAACCGTCCCAGGCTATTACACCGGCTCGCGTTACTTTGGTTCGCGCTACTTCGGGCCGAGTTACTTTGGATCGGACGAGACAAGCATCCCATTTGAGATTGTCCAGACTGCGGGCGTATCTCTAGTTGGGGTGCTACTGACTTCTGGCAGCGCGGTCTTTGGCACTGACTTTGAAGTGACGCAAACATCAGGGATCAGCCTGAGCGGCAGTTTGGCGCTAGCAGGCAACCTGACGTATCCAAACGAAGATTGGAGCATCACTCCGCCGCTTGAGCTTAGAGCCCTTGTTGGCACGCTGTCGATTGAATGTGATCTTGAGTTTGGCGGTGGCGTTGCTCTTCCGAGTGGTGGTTATTGGGGCCGCCGCTTCTGGGGTGCTAACTACTTCGGGCAGAGGTATTTCGGCACGGGAGACTCGTTTGCCATCGTTCAAACCGCAGGCATCGGGCTTACCGGGACGCTGACGGCGGCAAGCGGTATTGCGCAGGCGTTGGGGCTCAACCCGAGCGCGTTGGGGCTGACGGGGACGTTGCTGACGACTAGCGGCATGTCGTTTGGGGACCCCTGGGACCTTGTCCTTACGAATACGCTCGGCCTCTCAGCCACCCTTGGGGTTTCGTGCAATATCTATTTTGCTGGCGCAGCCCTGGGTCAGGAAGAGCGCGTGTTCCAAAGCCATCTGGCTACAAGCGCTTCGCGCACAAGCAGGCTCACCACGCAAGTGCCCCTCACGAGCGACCTCACAGAGGAAGCTGACTTGTATTCTCATGTTTGACTAGGAACTGTAATGGCAGCCAAGATTTACGTAGGAGATGTCGGCGCAGTTATAACACTGGACTGCGGCCAGGATATCAGCGCAGCGACGGCGCGCGCGATCCTCGTTCGTAAACCAGACGGCACCACGACCAGCTGGGCCGCCGCTCCGTCCGGTACGAACTTCATCTCCTACACGACTCTCGCAGATACCCTTGACCAGAGCGGCATCTGGAAGCTTCAGTCCTACATCACTTTGCCTACTGGCACTCGCAAAGGCGAGACCGCCAACCTGCCCGTGTACGAATCTTTCCAGTAAGCCTTCCGTGACCGTTGCCCTCTCCCCCGAACTGATCGAGTCCTTCGCCGGCGCCTACCTGTCGCCGATGTACGACTCGCCGGTTGCGACGCCGCAGTTCCACCGCGACTGCTGGGCCCTCTACTGCGAGCCCATTACCTACGCCGCGGTTGCCGCCCCGCGGGGCCATGCCAAGAGCACCGCGCTCACGCATGACTTCGGCCTGGCAACAGCGCTGTTCCGCGTCGAAGACTACATCGTGATCGTCTCGGCCACGGAGGACCTGGCGATCCAGCACCTGGGCGACATCGCTACGGAGCTGCGGGAGAACGAAGACCTCATCCGGGACTTCCAGATCGACAAGCTGGAGACCGACGCCAAGACCGACATTATTGTGCGCTTCAAGGACGGCCACAAGTGCCGTTTCCTCGCCAAGGGCTCCGGCCAAAAGATGCGCGGCATCAAGTGGAACGGCAAGCGGCCGGGCCTCATCCTGTGCGACGACCTCGAGGAAGACGAGCAGGTTGAGAACCGCGACCGGCGCCTGAAGTTTGGGCGCTGGTTCCGCCGGGCCCTCCTTCCGTGCCTGCGCAAGGGCGGCAAGGTTCGGATGCACGGTACGATCCTCCATGAGGAGGCCCTCCTAGCGCGCGTCATTCGTGGCGCCGAGGCAGCTGGCGGTCGCGTGCGCAAGAGCTGGAAGACCCTCCTCTTCAAGGCGCATGCTGCGTTCGACGACTTCTCGCAGATCCTCTGGCCCGAGCAATTCTCCGAAGCACGCCTCCGGGAAATCCAGAACGAGTTTGTGAGCGACGGCGACGCGGCGGGCTACTCCCAGGAGTATCTGAACGACCCGCGCGACAACTCCGAGTCGTACCTGCGTAAGAGCGACTTCTTGCCGATGCGCCCCGAGCACCACGATCGGGACAAGCAGTTTGCGGTAGGCTGCGACTTCGCTGTCTCGAAAGCAGACACCGCGAACCGCACCTCGTTCACGGTGGGCGGCCGCCTCTCGGACAACATGACTTGCGTGGTCGACCAGCGGGTCGGGCGGTGGGACACTGCTGAGTGGATCGACGAGATGTTCCTCATTCAGGAACGCTACAATCCCGACACCTTCTACGTGGAGGACGGGGTTATCTGGAAAGCGGTGGCCCCGACGCTCTACCGCGAGATGCGCCTCCGGGACAAGTGGCTGAACTGCTTCCCGATCATGCCGGTCAAGGACAAGGCGACTCGCGGCCGCCCGTACCAGAAGCGCATGCGCGCCGGCGCTGTTCTCTTTGACAAGGAGGCCGACTGGTACCCTGGCTACGAGGCCGAGAACCTTGCGTTCACCGGCCACTCCGAGGCGAAGCTGGACGACCAGTTCGACTCGACCGCCACGCTGTTCCTGGGCCTCGACCAGGCGCCCGACCTCGACGAGGACGACTTCGAAGAGGAAGAGGAGCGCGAGATGCGCCGCCAGGACCCCCGCCGCTTGCAAGGGCGCTCGAAAGTCACAGGGTATTGAAATGAACGCGCCCACAAATACGCAATTATCCGCGCCCACCAACGACTTCCTGGCCGACCTCGAGCGCTTCGGCGTTCCGTTCGGCCGCGAGATCAACGGACACTACATCTCGTCGCCCCCGGCGGCCTGGGAGCGCGTCTTCAACGGCCCGCACGACGCAAGTGGCCGCCCGCTCGTCGGCGGCGGACTGCGCGCCAGCGACGTTGCGCTCATGAAGCAAGAGGCCGCGGACCGCCACCGGCGCAACGAGAAGCAGCACACTGCCGGCCCGACCCCCGATCTTCCCTGTCAGCGGTATTCACCGGCGGTGACCGCGCCACCGGCGCGGGAACCAGCCGGGGATGCCGGAACCACAACGATAGCGGCCCCGCAAGGGCCCATGAAAAAGGCACAACCGTGAGGCCGCTATGCTAACTCTCGAGACCCCCCTCAAGCTCACCCCCGAGACCTGCAAGGCTCCCAACCTCACCGACCAGTTCGGCGAGGTCGACCTGCGCCGCATCGGCCAGCTCGTCTACGACGGCTACGTTACCGACAAGCAGAGCCGCTCTGCCTGGGAACGCCGCACCGCCGCCGGCATGGACCTGGCGATGCAGATCTCTCAGGACAAGTCGTTCCCGTGGCCCGGCTGCGCCAACGTCGCGTTCCCCCTCGTTACAATCGCCGCTCTTCAGTTCCACGCGCGAGCCTACCCCGCGATCATCTCGGGCACCGACGTCGTCAAGTGCCGCACTCCCGGCTTCGAGGCCACCCCCGAGGAGACTGCTCGCGCCGACAAGATCGGTCGCTACATGAGTTACCAGGTTCTCGAGGAGGACACGGCCTGGGAGGAGGGGCAGGACCGCCTGCTCCTCAACTACTCCATCGTTGGCTGCGCCTTCAAGAAGTCCTATTTCTCCTCCGTCGAGGCTCACAACGTTTCCGAACTCGTCCTGGCCGACAACCTAGTCGTCGACTACTACGCGAAATCAATCGAGAAGGCTCGGCGCAAAACCCACACTTACCCCGCCTACCGCAATGAGCTTGTGGAGGGTATGCGCGCCGAGTCCCCTATTTATCGGGATGTCCAAGAGGAGCCCTGGTTCCTTGCCGGCAGTACCTCTCTGACTCCCCCGCCCCGCCGTGATGGTACTTCCCCGCCCCCGTCGACCGCCGACACTCCCTTCAACCTCCTTGAGCAGCACGTCTGGCTTGACCTTGATGCCGACGGCTACGAGGAGCCCTACGTCATTACGCTCGACGAGGCCTCTCGCGAAGTCCTCCGCATTGTTGCTCGCTGGGAGCGTGACGACCAGATTCGCCGCAACTCGCGCAAGCAGATCATCTCGATCGCTGCCACCGAGTACTTCACCAAGTACGGTTTCATCCCCTCCCCTGATGGCTCGATCTACGACATGGGCTTCGGCGTTCTCCTCGGCCCCCTGAACGAATCAGTCAGCTCGGCCATCAACCAGCTGCTTGACGCTGGCACGATGGCTACTACCGCCGGCGGTTTCCTCGGTCGGGGCGCCAAGATTCGCGGCGGCGTCTACACCTTCGCACCAAACGAGTGGAAGCGGGTCGACTCGACCGGCGAGGATCTTGCCAAGTCCATCTACCCGCTCCCCATCCGCGAGCCTTCCGGCGTCCTGTTCAACCTCCTCTCTTTGTTGATCGACTATACCAACCGCATCTCTGGCGCGACCGAGACGATGGTGGGCGAGAATCCCGGCCAGAACACCCCGGCCGAGACCTCCCGTTCGATGGTCGAGCAGGGGATGAAGGTCTACGCCGCCATCTTCAAGCGTACTTGGCGCTCGATGAAGGAGGAGTTCAAGAAGCTGTACATCTTGAACGCCTTTTTTGCGCCGCCGAAGTATCGTGAGCTCTTCCTCGACGACCCGAATCGCATCTGCCCGGCCGCCGACCCCAACATTGTCTCGGATTCGGAGCGTTTCATGCGCGCCTCGGCCATCGCAGCCCGCGCAACCCAGGTCCCAGGCTACGACCCCGCCGCAGTAGAGGAGAATTTCCTCCGCTCCTTGCGAGTGGACAACCCGAAGCAGTTCTTTATCGGCGTGGACCCCGCCTCTCAGCCCGAGGACCCGAAGATCCAGGTCCAAAAGCTCAAAATGCAGCAAGCCGCGATGGACCTGCAGTGGGAACAGCAGAAATTTACCGCTACCCTCCTCGAGGAGCAGCGGATGAATCAGGCGGAGCTCATTCGCCTGCAAGCAGAGACGGTCAAGCTGATGGCAGAAGCCGAAGGCGAGGCCGACAACCGAGAGATCGTGCGCATGCAGACCGCACTCGCCGCGCTGAAGTCGCGCGACGATTCGCTTCGTGGGCGCATTGATTCCCTCATCAAGCTAATGGAGCTAGAAAGTGAACCAGAACGCAAGTCAGTTGACACAGGAGAGATTCGACGACTGGTTGCAGCATCCGACAACGGGGACGCTCAAGCGCTTCCTGGCGGAGGAGCTGGCCAGCCTGAAGGATCAATGGGCTAACGGAGCCTTCACCGCCGACTCTGTCGAGCGCCTTGCTCTCTTGCAGGCGAACGCCATCGGTCAGTGCGAAGTCCTTCAGAAGCTTCTCGACCTCGATATCCAGCAACTTTACCCGGAGCAAATATGAGTCAGCCCAGCAACACAAGCGGTGTGGCCCCCCTCGGCCGAGCAGTCCTCGTGAAGTACTACGAGCCTGAGCGCAAGGAGAGCGCCATCTACATCCCCGAGTCGATCCGCAAAGGTGAGGTCTTGGTCGAGCAGCGCGCAACTGTCGTCGAAGTCGGCCCGGCTTGCTGGCCCGATGAGCCGGCACGCGCAAAGCCCGGCGACCGCGTCTTGATCGCGGCCATGTCTGGCTACGCCCTCAAGGGTCCGGCCGACGGCCATCTCTACCGGATCGTGAACGACCGCGACATCTTCGCGCAGATCACGCACGACGAAGGGGGTGCCGCATGAGCACCGAAGTCGAGCAAGCCGCCCGCGAGATGGGCTGGCGTCCGAAGGAGGAGTTCCGCGGCGACGAGTCGAAGTGGGTCGATGCCGAAACCTTCGTCTCCCGCGGCGAGCACTTCCTCCCGATCATCAAGGCCGACCGCGACAAGGCTCGGGCCGAGGCGACGGAGCTTCGTGCTTCTGTCGCAGAGACCCAGCGCCTCCTCGCCGAGGCCCGCGACGCGATCGAAGGTCTGAAGGAATACCAGACGACCGAGACCAAGCGTCAAGTCGAGCAAGCCCGCAAGGACGTCGCTCGACAACTCAAGGAAGCTCGCGAACTCGGCGACACCGAGAGTGAGGTTGCGCTCCTCGACCAGCTCGTTGAGTTGCGCGAAGCCAAAGCGGCGGCTCCCGCCCCCGCACCCAAGCCTGCCGCGACCCATGCGGCTCCGGCAGAAGACCCCGTCTTTACTGCCTGGAAGGAAGCCAACCCCTGGTTCGCCACGAATCCGCGCCAGCGCGGCTTGGCCATGGGGATTGCTGAGGAGCTGCGGGCCAAGCACCCAACGCTCATCGGCGCCAAGTTCTTCGAGAAGATAACCGAGGAGATGCAGGAATACCTCAGCCCCGCTGAGGAACGTCCGACCTCCAAAGTCAATGGTGGGCGCCCCACCCCCGGCGCTGCCGGCTCGGGTGAACGCAAGCGTTCCTTCGCCGACCTTCCGGCCGAAGCGAAGGAAGCTTGCAACCGCCAAGCCCGCCGCCTCGTTGGCCCCGGCCGCGCGTTCAAAGACGACGCTGCCTGGCAAGCCCACTACGTTGAACAGTACTTCCTCCAGGAGTGAATCAGATGGACACCCCCAGCAATCCCATCGCAGCGCGTGCGGCCGAACTGGCTGCGCAGATGCAAAAGAGCAACCCAGCCAACCCGCCCGAACGGGCTCCCCGCCAGCGCATCCCGATGGCGTTGCCCACCCTCAAGCTGTCTGTTCCCGAAATCCCTGGGTACGTCACCCACTGGTTCCGCGGAACAGCTCAGCGCATCAAGCAAGCAACCGATGCCGGCTACGAGTTCGTAGACCGCGGCGAGGTTGAAGTCAACGGTATCGGTCTGGCCAACAGCTACGACGCTGATGGCAACACCGATCTCGGCTCCCGTGTCAGCGTCTCCGCCGGTGCCGAAGGTGCCGAGGGCGACACCCGCCTGTACCTCATGAAAATCCGCAAGGAGTTCTGGGAAGAGGACGAGCTGGCAGTAGCCGAGCGTCACGAGCAAATCGCTGCGCAACTGCGTGGCGACAAAGGCTTCGCCCAGGGAGGGCAGGACACCACGAATCGCTACTCCCGCGGCGAGAACCGCAACATGTTTCAACCTCGGAGGCCTTAAATGGCAAACCAAAACACTCCGTTCGGACTCTCGCCTGTCGAGTACCTGAGCGGCGCCAAGTGGAACGGGCAAGTTCGCCGTTACTACATTCCGTCGTCTGACGGCAACGCCTTCGCCATCGGTGACCCGGTCGTCATCGCTGGCGGGGCCGACGCCAAGGGCATTGCCTCAGTCACCCTTGCAACCCCCGGCAGTGCCATCCTCGGCCCGATCGTGGGCATGGGCGGGCTCCAGTATGGCGGCCCCTCGGTCGATCCGACCAACCTGAACACGACGGTGATCCCGGCGACCAAGACGAAGGCGTACTACGTTCTTGTCGCGGACGACCCGAACATCATCTTCGAAGTGCAGGAGATCGGCACCGGCACGGCCCTCACGGCGGCGGAAGTCGGCCTGAACGCCAACCTTGTCGCGGCGACCAACTCGGGCTACCTGTCCGGCTGGGTCGTCACCAACACGACCGAGGCCGGCACCGCCACCCTGGACGTCAAGTTGCTCGGCCTGTCGCAGCGCGACCCGAACAACACCTTTGGCGCCTACGCCAAGTGGAACGTCCTGATCAACAACCACGTCTACCGTCCGGGCTCCACCGGTCTGTAAGGAGCTACCATGCCCGCAGGAATCATCAACACCGGCACGCACCCGAAACTGCTCTGGCCCGGCGTCCACGCAACGTGGGGCCAGGTCTACGCCGAACACCCGGAGGAGTACACGGACCTCTTCGACACGCTCGACTCGTCGCGCGCCTACGAAGAGGACGTGCAGATCACCGGCTTCGGCCTCGCCCCGGTCAAGACCGAAGGCAACGCCGGCTCGTTCGACAGCGAAGTGCAGGGGATCATCTCCCGCTACACGCACATCGCTTACTCGCTCGGGTACCAAGTGACCTACGAGGAGCTGCAGGACAACCTCTACGAGGAAGTCTCGATGCGCCGCGCCAAGGCCAACGCGTTCTCGATGCGTCAGACGATCGAGACGGTTTGCGCGTTCCTGTACAACAACGCCTTTGCGACGACTTACTTCACCACTGGTGATGCCAAGGCGCTGATCGCGACGGACCACGTGCAGGTGACGGGCGGCTCGTTCTCGAATGCGCTGACCCCCAGCGCGGACCTGAGCGAGGCGGCGCTGGAGGACATCTGCATCCAGGTCATGAACGTCAAGAACGACCGCGGCCTGAGCATCTCCCTGATGCCCCAGTCGCTGCACGTCTCGACGGCGGAGTGGTTCAACGCCAACCGCATCATGAAGTCGGTCCTGCAGAGCGACACCGCGAACAACAACATCAACGTGCTCAAGGCGACCAACGCCTTCCCCAAGGGCATCAAGATGAACCACTACTTCACGGTCCCCTCGACCTGGTTCGTCCGCACGAACTGCCCGCAAGGCATGCAGATGTTCTGGCGCGAACAGCCGAACCTGGCGCAGGACAACGATTTCGCTACGAAGAACGCGATGGCCCTGAGCTACATGCGTTTCTCCGTCGGCGCAACCGACCCGCGCGGCATCTTCGGCAGCAACCGCGCGTAAGCGCAAGGGGGCTTCGGCCCCCACTTCCTTACGCCTTCGGGCGTGTCTTCAATCACGTAAGGAGTCTCCATCATGGGTTCACCCGTTCGCTTCCCCTACGGCGTCACGACTGCCGCCAAGACTGCAGCCCTCGGCATGTACGGCCTGCCCGACCCGACGCAGTGGCACACGTTCTTCGATGACTTCGACACCTGGGTTACCGATACCTCGTCGGCCGCCAAGTACACCATTACGACGACGGAGGCTGGCGCTGGCTCCGCATCTGAGGCTCTCTCGGATGCCCGCAACGGCGTTCTCCTTCTGACGAACGACGCCGCCGACAACGATTCCGACTTCCTCCAGAAGATCGGCGAGTCCTTCCTGCCCACCTCCGGCAAGCGCACAATCTTCAAGGCGCGCTTCCAGTACTCCGACGCGACGGAGATGGAGTGGTACATGGGCCTGATGGTGACGGACACCGACCCGTTCAGCTCCACCGCGGGTGATGGCGTGACCGACGGCATCTTCTTCATGAAGGAAGACGGCTCGACAAGCATCAACTTCTACGCGCAGGTCAACGCGACGACTGGCCAGCTCACGACGACTGCCGTTGCCACCGCAGCTGCCGCGACGTGGGTCACGCTCGGTTTCGACTTCGACGGCAAGCGCTATATCGACCTCTACGTCGATGACGTGTTCGTCAAGCAAGTCGACCTGACGACGACCCTGGCCACCTACCTGCCGGACACCGAGCTGACCATCAGCTTTGGCCTGAAGAACGGCGAGGCCGTGGCCAAGACGATGAGCGTCGACTACATCTTCTGCGCCGCGGAGCGTTGAGATGGCTAACACCGTCACGATACAAACGCTCGTTGACGGTGACCGCAACCTCGTCATCCTCTTGACGGGGTTGCTGGACACCTCAGACGAAGCCCGCAACGTCAAGGTCGATGTATCGACTCTCGTTCCTGCTCCTACCCGTGTGCGCGTGGACAAGATTCAGTACGCAACCTCCGACGGCCTTCACATTGTCCTTGACTGGGACGCGACGACAGACATCCGCTTTGCCGTCATAACTGGCCAGGGCGAGATCGAGGCGAAGTGCTTCGGCGGCCTTCAAGACAACTCTGGCGCCGGCCGCACAGGCGACATCTATCTGACGACTGTCGGGTGGGGCTCCGGCGTGAAGGGCTACACCCTCCTGCTGCACTGCGTGAAGGAGTCCTTCTAATGACCGCCCCCGCCCTCAACACAGCTGACGCGATCATTCGCAAGGCGTTGAAGGATGCGGGGCGACTCCAGACAGGCGACGATCCTCCCCAGGAGACGTTTGCCGACTGCCTGAGCCGCCTTGGCGATATCATCAACACGCTGCAGACGAGGGGGTTAAAGCTCTGGCTTAATGCCGTTCGCTCCATTATCCCGGTTGCCGGGACAGCAGCCTATACCCTTGGCCCTGCCGGCATCTCCGTGACGGTTAAGCCTCTCCGTGTTGTCGGCGGCTGGTTTGTTGAGAGTGGTGGTGCCCGCCGTCCGCTTACTCCCCTCTCCAGGCAGGAGTACCAAAGTCTTGGCAACCTCACCTCGAGCGGCGCCGTCAACAGCTACTTCGTCGACAAGCAGCAACTCAACCTCGTCGTCAAGCTCTGGCAGGTGCCTGACGCCACTGCCGCCACCGGCACGGTCGAGTTGCTTTGCCAGGAACAGGCCGCAACTCCGCTCGAGCTCACGAGCGTCGTGGCCTTCCCAGTCGAGTGGTATCTGGCACTGCGCTGGATGCTGGCCGACGACCTCGCAACGGGCCAGCCTGCCCTCATCATGGAGCGCTGCGAACGCAAGGCGAATCAGTACCGCGAGCAACTCGAGGACTGGGACGTTGAAGACGCCTCGACCTTCCTGCAACCCAACGTCCTTGCAATGGGCGCCACTCACTCGAGGTTTCGATGAACGCAGATCGCACTACATCGGGTTCCTCCCCCATTCCCGAACGAGAGCTCACTGGATGGCACGAGCAAGTCGAGCGTGACATCGGCAACATCTTGATCCACGTGACCGACCTTCGCGGCGACATCGAGCGCCACGTCTCTGCCGGCGTCTCCCAAGGCATTCGCAGCATCGTTGCTGATGAAGCCTTCATGAAGGACCTAAGCGAGAAGATGTCCTACCGCTTCCTCACTTTCGGGGGCGAGCAGGCAAGTCAGTGGCTTGGCAAGCGCATTCTCATGGCAGCGGTTATCGCAGTCACCAGCGCGGGGCTTATCTGGTTGGCTAAGAACGGCAAAATTTAGGAGCGCACAAATGCCGAATTATACGCGCGAAGCCCCCAAGGAAGTCTCCCTTCCGATCCGCCTTCCATTGCTGGGCCTGCCCAACCAACGCGCTGGGTCGGCCGACGAGGACTCTCGCCTGATCAATGGCTACGTGGAGATGGGCCAGGACGATGTGCTGCGCATCGTTAAGCGCCCCGGCTTTACGCCCGCCCAAGACTTTGGGGCTGGCAATGAAGGTCTTGGCGCGTTTACGTCGGTTGCGCACGGCAATCTCTCCGTGTGGAAGACTGTCGCGGCCGGCAACTTCACCCACAACCTCTATCGAGAGGGCGTTTTCATCGGCACGCTTTTTCTCGCCGCCGTCGGCAGTTCCGGCCCAACCTACTACTCCTTCGAGGAAGTTTCGACGGGAGCCGAGTCGACGACTGTTTTGATCAACAGCCGCTACATGCTGTTCGCCTACGACCTGACGGCTGGTCTGCGTCAGATTTATTTCGAGGGCACTACCTACCCGGCGATAAACTGCGCCACGACGCTGGGCTCCCCCATCGTCACAGTACTGACGCCAACGACAGTTCTTTCCCAGTATACCATCGTCACTGGAGCTGGCATCCCCGCATCTACCCAGATCGACAGCATCGACAGCACGACGCAGTTCACGATGAGCGCGAACGCTACTGCGACGTCAGCCTCGACGCCATTGAGCTTCTCCCTCGGCGGCCCGCCTTCCCGGACAGATGTCTTTGGGGCGATCGCGGTAGGCAGCACGCCTACCTACGTCTCGCTCGCCGGTGGGCTGGCCGACCTAAACAAGTCCACCTACCTCCTGACCTATCGAGCAGAGATCGCTGGCTCCGACATCGACGACCCACGCTCGTGGAATCCCCTCAACAGCATCTTCGCCTACGCCGAGCAGGACACGGCGGTTTGCCTCGCCAAGCAGATGTCCTACCTTATCGCCTTCAAGTCGACGACGACGGAGTTCTTTCGCGATGTCGGTCTCTCCCCGGGAAGCCCGTTGGAGCGCCTCGAGGGTCTGCGTCTTGATATCGGCTGCTACGCTTGCCCAACCGTGAGCTTCGTGGACGGCCTCGTCATCTGGGCCAGCCAGACCAAGTCAGCTAAGCGCAGCGTCTGGCAACTCGAGCAGGTCCGCGCCCAGGAGATTGCCAGCCCTGCCATAGCCCGGATGCTCGAGACGTACTTGCCTTACGTCGCGTTCAACTTCTCCGTTTCCGGCCACACCTTCTATGTTCTCAACGCGCAGAACGGCTCGGGCGAGCGCATCTCCCTCGTCTATGACTTGACGAGCAAGCTCTGGTCTTACTGGACGGCCTTTGGGGAGACCTACTTTCCCTTCGTGGCCGCCAGCACTTCAGTGTACGGCCCCCGCCTCCAGCACGACTCGAACGGCAAGATCTACTACATGCAGCCAACCCTCTTCGATGATGATGGCGAGGCCTTCGATCTTGACGTTTATCCGCCTCAGTTCGACGCCAATATGCGGACAAGCAAGTTTGTTGCTCGCATGTACGTCATCGCGGATCAGGAGCCTGACTCAACCCTCTTGGTCCGCTCGTCCGAGTCCGACCAGACCGACGGCTCGTGGTCCAACTGGCGAGAGTTCGACCTCTCGAAGGGGAAGCCTGATCTCTACGACTGCGGCTCGTTTACCAAGCGCTTCTACCACTTCCGCCATTCCGACGCAACGGCTTGCCGCCTGACGGCTGTCGAGATGGACATCCTGCCGGGGACGCTCTGATGGCCAGCCTCGCTCCACCGCCGAAGGCTTACCCTGTCGTTGCAGACGACGGGCGAGCCGAGCCGCCTTGGTACGACTGGGCTCTGCGAATCGCCCAAGCCTCGAGCGGCGTCTCGACCACAGTTACCCTAGCCAAAATCACGGGGGGCGGTACCGACGGCTCCCTCACCATAGTCGACGGCCGCATCACTGCGGTTGTGCAACCCACCTAAGGGGAACATCTATGCCTGATCTTTTTGGCTGGTATACGCCGCCTGCCGCTAGCGCTTCACTAGGCGGTGCGGGAATCAATCTGCTGGAGGACCCATCGCAAATCCGCTCCTACCACAAAGTCCTTCGCAATGCAGGCCTGTGGAATCCCGCTTGGGACTCCTGGCTGAACTGGCAGCCCGCTACTGGCGACTCCAGCGGGCAAGCCGAGCCGCCGATGCCAGACTTCTCCTCTCTCGCGGGTTTTCGCGTCGATGACCAGCAAGTCGATGGCGACAACCACATCGCTTATCTACGCGGCCCCGACGGTCAGATTCGCGCAGAGGATCGCTACGTTTACGACAACTCCAGCCTGGGCCGTGGTCTGATCGAAGGCGGTCTTATTGTCGGCGGCGCTGCGCTTGGAATGAACGCTCTCTTCGGAGGTCTGGGCGGTGCCGCAGTTGGTTCTGGCGTCGGCACTCTCCCTTCGACCATCGGCGAGTCCCTTGGAACTGTTGGCGGCCTCTCCGAGGTGGGCGCTGCTACGATGCCCACGATTGGCGAGGTTGCCGCTGTGGGCGGTGGCACCGCCGCTGGCGCAAGCGCTTTGCCCGCAGGTGCGGCGGCCGGCATCGGCACCTTGCCCGCGACCGTCGGCGAAACGCTGGGCACTGTCGCCTCGCTCGCGACAAATGCGCAGGCAGGCATCTCGACGATGGCCGGCGGCTCGACGATCTGGGATACCATCCTCAGTGGCCTCTCGAAGGGTGGCGTCGCTCGCAGCATCTTCGACATTGGCTCCGGCCTGTACGGGATGAGCCTCGCTCGCGACGCCGCCAAGGCGTCCGACCCGTTCGCCCAATACCGCGGCTTCTACGGCCAGCAGCTGCAGGCCCTCGAGGCCAATCCCTCGTCAATCACGTCGCGCCCCGGCTGGCGCGCAGGCCTCGAAGGCGTCGACCGCCAGATGGCTGCTCGCGGTTACTACGGCTCGGGCAATATGGACGCTGCTAGGACGCGGTATGCTGGCGACTTCTACCAGCAAGAGTCGGCTCGCCTCGCCCAGCTCGCTGGCGCAGGCCAGACGCCCGGCGCAGGCCAATTCCCGGCGGCCCAGCTGACCGGCCAAGGCCTCGCTAGCATCGGCTACGGCCTAGCCCCCTGGATTGGCGGGAGGCAGCCATGAGCGAACTCTTTGGCACCCCCTCCGGCTTCCGTACCTACGACAAAGACCAAGCTGACCTCGGGCTGATCGCATCGCAGACGGAACACCAGAAAGCGCTCTCCGAGCTTAATCGCGCCCAAGCGTCGACGATGCTGGGCAAGCAGAAGACGGAAGAGGACCTCCTCCGCATGGCTGCTGGCCAAGGTCCGCAGGCGCAGACAGTTGACGAGATCTCCAAGCAACTGTTGGCCCAAGCTGGCCTGCGGGCGAAGATCGGCCAGTTCAAGGAAGCTGGTGACATCCTCAAGGATCTGGCGCAGGTCAACAGTGCTGCCGCGTCGGCCAAAGCCGCAGACGCCCTGACCGCCAACCGCGATCTGACCTCCCATCTCAAGCGTCTCGAGTTCGTCCGTGATCGTCTCGCAGCTGTCAAGTCCCCCGCAGACCACGCAACAGCGCTGATGCAGCTCCAAGCCGATCCTGAGATTGGCAAGGCGCTGCCGGACTGGCTCAAGACGTACAACCCCCAGGCTATCAGGGGCTACATCGCCGGCTCGAAAGCTGAGATTGACCGCATCAAGCTGGAGATCGACCAGGCCGAACTCGCGATGAAGCAGGGCGAAGCCGCCTCGCGCACCTCGACTCGGGCGGCTGCCCTCGCACTCAACGAGCGTCGGACGGTTGCCTACGAGGCTCGCCAGGATGCGGTCGAGAAGGCCGGCGGCACAGCGCTCGCAACTCCAAAGGCCTCCGAGATCAAGTCGATGGAGGGGGCGCTTAAGGCCGCCGGCTTCGCTGTCTCCGACAAGGCCGAGTTGACTACCCAGGCTACTGAGCTGGCCGACCGGGCCTTGCAGCTCCGCGCCCAGCGTCCAGCGCTCACGCAAACCGAGGCGCAAGCGTTCGCCATCAAGGAAGCTGTGGAGGCGGGCGAGCTGAAGCCAGAGCGGACTGGCGTTCCCGACTTCCTTGGCGGTGCCGCCAAGTTCTCCCCGCAGGCTGGCGCAGCCACACGCCCGCTCCCGATGCCACCGTCCCTCGACAAAGCTGTCGTCGGCAAGCACTACCGGGCGCCGAATGGCTCGCTTGTCCGCTACAAGGGCAGCAATAACTTCGAGGTCGTCGTCGCTCCAATGCAAGCCAAGAAGGGACCGACGCTCCCGCCGCTTGAGGCTGACGATGGGGAGGAAGAATAATGCCTACCTACGAAGAGCTGATGGGTGGTGCGACAGCGGCGCCAACGGCGAAGCCCAAGCCGGCTGCTCCAAAGACTACCTTCTCGTTTGAGGAGCTGACCGGCGGCGCTTCGGCAGCACCCGCCCCTGCCATACCCACCACGCCCGAAGTGAAGGCTCCCGCGAGCAAGAGCTTATTCGATGGCGCAGGAACGGCCCTCGCAGCGGGCTCCGCTGACGTAGTCGACTTCCTTGTCACGGGCATCTTCGCCATGCCCCTTGCGGCTGCCGGAGACGCTGCCGTTCGGGTAGCCGGCGTGCTCAAGGGAGACTCCCGCGATGCAATCGGCAAGCGCGCTCAGGCTTCGACCGAGACGATCATGCGCTCCTTCGGCCAGCCGGCCCGCGACCTCCTCCGCATCACGGGCATCCTGCCGGAGGGTTACGAGACTGGTGCCGACAAGGGCTTCGCCTACGTCATGAAAAAGGTCGAGGAGGCTGGCCAAGCTGTCGAGGCTCGGACTGGCGGTGCCGTCAAGAAGGAGGACGTGCAATCGGTCGTGACCTACGCCTTCGGCACGATGGGCGTCAAGGGCGTGCAGGCTACCGCCAAGGGCGTCGCTACGATGGCTGATCAAGCGAAGGCCAAGCGCGTCTTCAAGGAGCTTGAGGCTATCCAAGTTGAGAAGGAGGCCGGCGTCGAGGCGGCTCGTCAGCAGCAACTCGAGGCGGGGGCGATTGCGTCGGAGACTCCGGCCTCGCCCTACGCCCCCCACAAGACCCAGGCCGACGCGAACCTCGCGGCAGCCGACTCGCGCGTGAATGCGGAGAAGCAGGCGTATGACCTGATGCGCGCTGGGGCGGACACGAAGACTGTCGAGCGGGCGATCAAACGCAATCCAGCGCTTGGCGCCGCGATGGCTGCCGTGCGGGAGCGCCGCTCGCGGGCGAATGCGTTCCTCGAGCAAGCTGATCTGCCCCCCATCAAAGAGGATGGCACGTTTCGGGAAGGCGCTCTCGGCGCGATCCTGCGCCGACCGTCGGAGATGTCGCCCACGGAGATCGCAGCCAGGACAGCTGCTGCTGGCGGGCGGATGGACCCCGCACTGTCAGCTGGCGAGTTCGGTCGGAGCGTGCGCGACCCGAAGCGTCGTTCCGTTGCTGGGCAGCCGATGCTGCCGCCCGAGCCGGTCATCAAACGTGGCCCGCTGGGTGAGCCCATCGAGGCAGCACCCCCACGCCCTGGTCAGAAGGGTGCTGTCGATCAGCAGCTCCTCACAGCGATGGCTGTCGGGGCGACTGGACTGGGCCTCGCGATGATCTTCAAGCCAGATGCGGATGAGCTGGCCCTCGCGATTGGCGGCGGAGCGCTCGTGGCTGGCCGTGGCAAGTTGGGCGATCTGACGCTCGAGGCCATTCGCAACACGCCTGATGCGACTCCGCTGCGCGCCCTGCTCGAGCGCGACACGACAACGCTCTCGACGCTCGAACTGCTTAACCGGCAGTCCCCGAACCGTTTCGAGTTCAACATCGACTCGATCAAGCAGCTGCTCAAGCAGCCCAAGGTGACGAAGGCCGAGCGGGACATCTTCGACCGCATCCTGACGGCCGTGCCCGAGGGCGCGACGACCATCACGGCGAAGGAGCTGATGGAAGGCAAGAAGATTGCGACGGGGGACTTTGAGCTCAGGAAGAAGGCCGACCAGCAGTATGCGGCCTATGGGCTGGAGAATATCGATCGGCTTGAGGCGCCTGACAACGAGGCTTGGATCCCTGAGGGCGCAACGCCGGAAGAGGCCGCTCGGCTGGAGGCTGAAGCGCAAGCTCGCGAACTGCAAGCGCCGCAAGCCGCCACCCACATCTGGCAATCCCCCATCGAGCTTGGCTCGAACAACCACTTCGGCGACCCGAACTACTTCGGCCACACGCGGGTGTTCGAGGAAAACGGGGTGAGGCACGTCGTCGAGCTGCAGAGCGACCTGGCGCAGAAGGCGGGAAAGGTGCTCACGCTGGAGGAGAGGGCAAGACTTACACGGCACTACGAGGAGCTGACCGCCGAGCGCACTTCCTGGCTTGAGGCAGCTAAAGCTGCCGAGGCGAGCAAGCTCACCAAGTTCGATGAGTTGGTTGCTGCAGGCAAGAATAGTGGCAGCCCTGAGTGGTCTGAGTTCTTCGAGCGCGCTAACGAAAGTATGCGGCGCTATCGCACGGCGCAGCAAAGTGCGGAAGCTCGGATGGCCGAGGTGCGCTCGAAGCTTGACGAAGCCGGTCGTGCTGAGAAAACTGCGCGCGTCTCCCCCATGCTCCGCGACTGGCACAAGCGGCTCATCCGCGAGGAGCTGGCCGACGGCGCCCGTGCTGGGGAGACGATGGTCCGCTTCGCCGACGCAGACACTGTGGCGAAGGTGGAGGGGTGGCCCAAGCAGAACGACGCAATAACTCGCGACGCACGCCAGTCTGTAGAAGCAGCTGAGCGCAACCTCACAGAGATGGAGGCGCGGCTACAGACTCGCGGTGGTGCAACACCGGCTGAACAGGCCGAGGCGCGTGAGCTTATCCCCGTAATTCGAGAGGACATTCGGAGGGCTCGCGAAGCCTACGCAGCAGCTCGAGACGCACAAGTCCCGGCTTTCCGCCCCGAGCACCAAGGCATCTACGACCGTTACTCCCGCGATGTCACCAAGTTCCTCAAGCAGCTCGGCGGCACCCACATCGTCGACTCTGCCGGCCACGGCTGGTGGGAAGTCCCCGTTGAGGGGTCGAAGACGACTCCGGCC